TGGCTAGCAAACCTGTGGGGAATGGGTCAAATACAGATTGCGCAAGCAGTTCCAGAAACATATAGATATGTTGCAGGGTATGTAACAAAAAAAATGTACGAAATAGACGGCAAGAAAGCAAATCAATACTATGAACTAGGGCAAACAAAACCTTTTGCATGCATGAGTTTAAAACCAGGTCTCGGAGATCACTACTATCAAGAGCACAAGGCAGAAATCTGGAAGCAAGGCTACATTCAGTGTACCAACGGGAAACAAGCACAAATTCCAAGGTACTATGAAAAACAGATGGAAGCAGAAAACCCGGAAAGACTATGGAGAATCAAGCGAAACCGACAGAAAAACGCAATGGGGCAAAAAAGATTACAGTTAGAGGGTCAAGACTATAAAACCATCTTAGAGACCAAAGAGCGTGTAACCAAAAAACAAACGAAAAAACGTGGTATTTTGTAATCAGTGTCACCTAGCCCAGTACCTATCAAGTAAGGCACTGGGCTTTTATTGATTTAAGAGTGTGCTTAAGGCGTTAGACCGCGCACGCGCACGCGCGAAACGCACGTACACGCGCACGGTAAAATGGAGAGTACGTTCTACCCTATAATCCCTATTCGCTTCGCTTCAAGGGATAACACTTCGCCTTTATTATATAACTTGTTGTAGTAGTAGTAGTAGAGTATGTGGAAAAGTTGAAAAGTGCTTTTTCTTTACGTTGGTACGAAGAAAAAGCACCAAAAAGAATGTTGAAAGATTTGTTGAAAACTTGTTGAAATGTTGAAACACTCTGTTGTGTTAAAGTTTAACAATGTTGAAATGTTGAAAACTATGTGGAAAATGTTGAAAACGCCTGCCGCGGGCATCTACGCAAAATGTCAAAATTGCCTACGGCAACCTTGACAGTTTGCATAGATAATATTACAAAATGATTACAAATATTGAAAAAAGGCTTGACAAAACCTATAATATAGACAAAGCACAAAGAGCACAATACAAAAGAAAGGAGACAGCCATGAAAAATATCGTATACATCAATGCAGACTACGGGAAACTAAGCCAACACTTCAAAGCAAAAGAGTTTCAATGCAAAGACGGAAACAAAAAACTGCTAATCTGCAAAGAGCTATTAACAATCCTAGAAACAATAAGAGAACACTTCAAAGCACCGGTAAAAATTAACAGCGGATACAGAACACCGAGCTGGAACAGCAAAGTAAACGGAGCACCAAACTCAATGCACTGCAAAGGAATGGCAGCAGACATTGTAGTAAAAGGACACTCAAGTCAAGAAGTTGCAAAATACGCAGATAGCATCATGGAACAAGGCGGCGTAATCAAATACACAAACTTTGTACACATTGATGTGCGTGAAGAACGATACAGAAAGGGGGTATAACCAATGGCATTGATTAAGGTGAAAGACCTGCGGGAAGCAATCCAGCTAATTAAAAATGTCCTCGAGAAGCTGGACGAAATTTACCACATCCTGAAGGAAAAGGAGTAAACCATGCTACACAAAACATGGAATGTGAGAGACCAGACCGAAGAAACGCTCAGGCAAGAAACCGAAAGGCTATACAAGCAAATAGAAGCCGGATACAAGATGATAAAAAAAGTATCCAAGCTGGAAGATGCCAAAAAAACCATTGACCGAATCTGGGTTATGAAGAAATGGGCCAACGACATCGAGCTAGAGCTACTCAGAAGGGAGTACACAGATGAAGCACAGACAGCGCATGCCGGTACGCACTGACAAGCGAATGTTCAACACAACGGCACGAAAAACGAAGAGTATCAACCTCAGCCAGAAACCCATGAGGGGCGGCATCAGACTGTAAAGGAGAAAAGAAAATGATTCACAATTACTATGGCATCTACGACAGCGTAGCAAAGAGCTACTGCTACATTGGTGAAAGCAAGAGCGACCAAACGTTTGCACGGATGTGCGAAATTATGGCAAAAGACGATAAAACGTTCCTTGGACAGAGCCCCGAGGACTACAAGGGCTACCACATCGCAAACTTCAACGATGAAACCGGAGAGTTTAAGAGCATCGATCCGGATAAGGTCTGGGAGGGCAAACCGCATGAATAAACGATATGAGGAAGGGCGAGAGCCCTTCTTTTCAAATCCGGGCGAAAAAATGCGCAAACAGTACGTCTGGGGCAAAGACGAAAAAGGCAACGAAGAATTGATTGAAACCGAACCAATCGACATTCAGAGCGAAATTGAAAGCTACGCAGATGAATGTGACATCAAAAACATCGTCCGAAAAGCCAGCTTTGACCCGGAATTTGCGAAAAGTCTGGTAGACAGCGCAAAAACAAACGAGACCATAGATATTACCGAATGGCCTACAAACATTCACGAGTATCACGCCATGATGGCAACAGCAAAGGTCAAGGCAATGGAACTGCAGAGAATGCAGGAAGAGGCCGCAAACGAGACCGAGACAAAGGAAAAGGAGAAAAACAATGAATCGGAATAATGAACGGCACTTCAACCAAGTACCAGAAACACACGTAAGCCGAACACGTTTCAAACGAGATCAGAACATTCTCACAACCTTCGATGCAGGCAAACTGATTCCATTTTACGTTGATGAGGTTCTACCGGGTGATACATTCAGCGTAGACACGGCAGCAATCATCCGAATGACAACGCCAAAATATCCTGTAATGGACGATGCATACATCGACTTTTACTATTTCTTCTGTCCAAACCGTATCCTGTGGGACAACTTCAAACACTTCATGGGCGAAGCAGATGAAGTGCCGTGGAAGCCTACAAAAACCTATAAAGTGCCCAAACTCATTATCAAAACCCAAGCAGATGAAGTAACAATCGTACCATATGAAGCCTCAATCCTAGACTATATGGGAGTACCAACAAGAATGTTCGCAAACCATCAAAATAGAAGGGTCGAGATAAACGCGCTGCCGATAAGAGCATATGTAAAAATCTGGAACGAATTTTTCCGAGATCAAAACGTAGGAAACCCGGCAGTAATGAAAACAGGCGATGAAGACATCGATTACAAGGACATAGTCAACGAAGAAACAGAACAAATCCTCCTATATGCTGTACACGGAGGACGATGCTTACCAGTAAACCGATTCCATGATTATTTCTCGTCCTGTCTGCCGTATCCTCAGCGAGGACCGGAAGTGACAATTGCACTCACCGGAAATGCACCGTTAAGAGCCTACAGCGAAAGCAATCTAAGCAACAGAAAAATTGGAACAGGATTTTTCAACAACGAATATAACACCGGAATAGTAAATCACACAAACATCTCATTCACAAACCAAGGAACGAAATTCAGCGTAAACAAAAACAACAACGGAAACACAGCGCCGGTAGTAGACGGACAGCGAATCCAAACAATGAGCCAAGACGATGCAAACTTCTTTGACGCATGGTTGGGAACAGACATGAGCAACATCGAAGCAGCAACAATCAACCAGTTACGCCAGGCCTTCGCAGTACAACACTACTACGAAGCGCTGGCACGTGGCGGTAGCCGCTACCGCGAACAGGTGCGAGCACTGTTTGGCGTAAGCATCAGTGACAAAACTGTTCAGATTCCGGAATATTTGGGTGGTGGACGCTACCACGTCAACATGAACCAGATCGTACAGACAAGCGGTCAAGAAGCAGACAATGGAACGCCTATCGGAGAAACGGGTGCAATGTCGATCACACCTATCAACGAGAGCAGCTTCACAAAGAGTTTTGAAGAACACGGGTTTATTATCGGTGTCATGTGTGTACGTCACGACCGCAGCTATCAGCAAGGCCTTGAAAGATTCTGGAGCCGAACAGACCGACTGGACTACTACTTTCCACAGTTTGCAAATCTGGGCGAACAGCCTGTCAAAAAACGCGAAATCATGTGTACAGGTACAAGCACAGATGATGAAACATTCGGATATCAGGAAGCTTGGGCAGACTATAGAATGAAGCCAAACCGTGTAAGCGGCAAAATGCGCAGTAACGTACCAGGAACGCTCGACTTCTGGCACTATGCAGACAACTATGAAACCGTGCCGACACTCAGTCAAGATTGGATGAAAGAAGGTAAAAACGAAATCGCACGGACACTCATCGTACAGAATGAACCACAGTTTTTCGGCGCAATCCGAGTAATGAACAAAACAACACGCTGTATGCCGCTGTATAGCGTGCCGGGTCTGGAAAAACTATAAAAAATGAAGAACAACAGATCTACCAACTTCAAAAAATGAAAGAAAGGAGAGCCCGGGAAAACCGGGCTATTTTCAAATGGCAATTCCATGGGGAGCAATTATAAAAGGAGCAAACTTACTTGGAAATGTTGCAACAAGTATAGGAAGCATAACAAACGCCGTAAAAAACGTTACAGGCAGTTTTGGCGGTTGGGGAAACGAAGGTACAACTCAAAGTAGCGGAGGGAGTGTAGGTCAAGGCGGCGGAGCATCCCAAAGCGGAAGTCAATCCGGAACAAATGACGAACAAATTGCAAAATATTTACAGCAAGCATACGGATACCAAAGCGCAGAAGGAATAGCACAGCAAAAATACAACAAGAAAAGCATGTTAGAACAGATGGGCTATAACACCCTATCGGCAATTCAGCAAGGTATTTATAACCACATCGAAAACACAGCCGCAATGAATTACAACAGCGCAGAAGCACTGGCAAACAGGCAGTTCCAAGAAAGAATGAGCAACACAGCATACCAGAGAACAGTTGCAGACATGAAAAAAGCAGGCATAAACCCAATTCTGGCATTTGCAAACGGCGGAGCAAGCACACCGGGAGGATCAGCAGGAACAATCAGCGGAGCAAGTATGGGACTAGCAAGCAGTAGCGCACTAGGAATTAGCAGAAGCAGTGGTTTTGTTCCAAACTCATACAGTAGCTCAAGCTGGAGTAAATCAGAATGGTATAACGCCTCTCAAAGCTGGAATCAAATGCTAGCTGAAACGCATCTAACTCCCTACGGCTTAATGAAAGCACTAACGAATATCGATAACAAAACAAGCGAAACAATTGAAGACATCACAAATAAAATGGGGAAGAAAGCAAAAGGCAATACCAAAGTAGGACACAAAACAGACAACCTAATGCAGAATAAAACAGGAGACTATGGAGCAAAAAGAAAGCCAGGTGATTATTTGAAATGAGTTGCTACAAGCCACTAATAAGGCTGTACAACCCGGACGATAAAGAACAGAGCGGGCGGGTATATTCACTCGCCCGCTTTTCTGAGTTAAGCGGGAAACAGCTAAAGTATGAAGATTTGATGTATAATCCGAAAGTCATGTTAATTCCATGCGGGCAATGTATTGGATGCAGAATAAGACAACGAGAGGACTGGACAACGCGCATCGAATTGGAAGCACAAGACTATCCAAAAGAAGAAGTCTGGTTTATCACGCTAACTTATGATGATGACCATGTACCGGGCATGATAGTAAAAACAGGTGAGATCATGCGCAAAGTACAGTACACGTGGAAGCCGGGAGAGAAGCGCCCAGAAAGCGTACAAATTTTACTGTATGAAGATATTCAGAAATTCTTAAAACGTCTCAGAAAGGCTTACAGGGGCAAGCTACGCTATTTTGTGGCGGGTGAGTACGGAGAGCAGACAGCAAGACCGCATTACCACATGATTCTATATGGCTGGAAACCAACAGACCTAGAAAATCTATACAAGATTCACCACAACGGATACTATAACAGCAAATGGCTAGCAAACCTGTGGGGAATGGGTCAAATACAGATTGCGCAAGCAGTTCCAGAAACATATAGATATGTTGCAGGGTATGTAACAAAAAAAAT